TGAACCTCATGGACAGTTTATGCATCAATTATTAATTGATATTAAAGCTGCTAAGCAAAGAGGAGATACTGAGACCTATAAAAGGCTGTCAGCACAATACCAAGCATGGGCTGACCAGTACTTAATTAAAGGTACACCGCCTATGGTTATGGAATAATCATTATTTTATAAATAACATTTATGGCACGACCTACTACACGACAAGGATTGATTGATTATTGTTTGCGCACTTTAGGTGCACCTGTAATTGAAATCAACCTGGACGAGGATCAAATTGAAGATCGTGTTGATGAAGCTCTACAATACTATCAAGAATATCACAGTGACGGTATTGTTCGTAGTTTTTATAAGCACATTGTTACTCAAGCTGATTATGACAATAATTACATATCAATTCCTGAGGATATTATTGTTGTTCTTCGTGTATTAAAAATTAATACAGGATATGCCGCGGATATGTTTAACATTAAGTATCAAATGTTTCTTAATGATCTTTACGGTCTCCGCAATCCTGAAGGATTGGTCAATTATGAAATGACAAAACAATATCTTGGTTTGATTGAAATGACTCTTACAGGTCAAAGCCAACAAATTAATTTTTCTCGTCATATGCATACGATTAAGATTCATGATGATTGGAAATCACATGTTAAAATAGGACAATATATTATTATTGAAGGATATCAAACACTTGATCCTCAAAATTATCCTGACATTTATAATGACATGATGTTTAAAAGATATTTGATTGCATTGTTAAAAAGGCAGTGGGGTCAAAATTTATTAAAATTTGAAAATATGGTACTTCCTGGCGGTGTAACACTTAACGGCCGACAAATCTACGATGATGCACTTGCTGATATTGAAAAGATTGAAGCCGACTTTGAATTGAAATTCAGTTTTCCGCCGGATTTTTATTGCGGTTGATTTATAAATATCTACAATGGCCCGCAACGTCTATATAAGTCACGGAACAAAAAGTGAACAGTCGCTGTATGATGATATTATCATAGAGGCCATGAAAATTTATGGTCATGATGTATACTATATCCCAAGAAAAATTGCAAAAATTGATGGCATACTAAATGAAGATGTACTATCACGTTTTGATTCTGCATTAAAATTGGAAATGTACATTGAAAACTTTGAAGGACTGGAAGGTGATGGAAAGCTTTTTACAAAATTTGGTTTTGAAATTCGTGACCAACTTACCTTTATTGTAAGTGACAGACGTTGGAATTCCATGGTCGGCCGTTTTGGTTATACTCAAGGTGGTGTCAGACCACGTGAAGGTGACCTTATTTATTTGCCATTAACCAAAGGATTATTTGAAGTGCGTTTTGTTGAAGATAAAAAACCATTTTTTCAAATAGGTCATATTCCAACATTTAAACTTACATGCGAACTGTTTGAATATTCCAATCAAGAAATTGATACAGGTGTTGCTGCAGTTGATCATATTCAACAAGTTAATCAACAGGCATCCAACTACAAAGTAACATATAGCGTCCCTACCGTTAAATTTAAATTGGGTGAAACTTTGACTATAACACTTCCAAACGATATAACTGGATCGGTTGAATTTCTTGAATATGAAAAAGATCTTAATGGATTGGATATTGTACGCCTTGGCACCACAACATTCGACGATGGTTCCTACCATGAAATAATACCAAATACAATTCTCACAGGAACATCTAGTGGTAGTATCGCAACAGTTGTATCATTAATAGAAAATACAAATGTAAGAGATTCAACATTTGGAAATGATGATGGTATGCAAAATTCTAATTTTAAAACAATAGGAGCAAATGGATTTATCGACTTTTCAATTGATAATCCATTTGGGGAACCAATACATGATACAATATAATTATGCTTGACAATCCTTACTATTACAACGGTACCATTAAAAAAATTATTGCGGTGTTTGGTAGTATTTTTAATAATATTCATACTGCAAAAATAATTGATGGTAAAATGACAAACATAACACGTGTTCCATTGGCATATGGCCCTAAGGAACATACTCTTATGAGATTAAATTATAACAATGATCCTGATTCAATAGGTGGTCCACGACCTCTTGCCATAAGAGTTCCAAGAATGAGTTTTGAAATAACAAATATCGAATATGATACCGCATCAAAATTGAATCGTCTCAATCAAACACTAATTCCGATTGGTGGTACTACAATGTCCAAAGCACGACAATGGCAAAGTGTTCCGTATAACATTGGTTTACAATTAAATGTGTATGCACGAAACCAAGATGATGCACTTCAAATCGTGGAACAAATATTTCCCATTTTTACACCTGAATATACAATTGCTGTAAAAGATTTGGAAGGCCCAAATACTTCAATTGATGTTCCTATCACATTAACAGGTGTCGCATTTTCCGATGAGTATGCAGGAAGTTTTGAAACAACCAAACGAACATTAATTTACACTCTTGAATTTAATGTAAAATGTAGATTTGTTGCAGCTCCAAACACCAATGTTGGTATTATCAAAACGGTTGAAGTACAACTTTATGATACTACACTTACAGATAATCCAGATGATGCATGTGGAGGAGTTAAAGTTGAAGTTGATCCATCAACTGCAGGACCTAATGATGTACATACCATAAAAACAACATTTGGTTTTATTTAATACAAAATTTATATTATGTTAAATGTTAAAAAAACAAAGGAAGATATATTATCAAATTTGAATGCAAATTTACCAATTGTTCAAAACAATGGTACGCAATCAAATGTCAAAAAAGGACCGTCCAATGATGATATTATTGTTGATGCTGAGGAAGATTATTCCTTTGCAAGAGATCATATTAAAAAATTAATAAATACTAGCGATGAGGCAATTGCCACAATGCACGCACTTGCATCGGATGCTGAACACCCAAGAGCATTTGAAGTATTATCGGCTATGATAAAAAGTGCGGCCGATATGAACAGTCAATTACTATTGCTACAAAAGGAACGTAAAAAGATTGTTCAAGAGCCTGAGCCTGGATCGGTAAAAAATACCACAACAAATAATTCCATATTTGTAGGTACTACAACCGAATTACAAAAATTACTTAAAGCAAATACAACGGACAGTATTGATATTTAATACTCGCTCCGCGAGCCTAAAGGACAATATGTTTAGGCGTGATTGGAATCTAATAGTATTATAACATATTGTAGAAATTTGTAAACCATAAAATAAATTATTTTAACATGAAGGGCAATAGTTTCTACCTTGGAAACCCACACGTGAAAGGCGATGGTGTTCAGCAAAATTTTACAGCGCATGAAATAACTGAATATCAAAAGTGCATGAATAGTGTGGCATATTTTTGCGAGCACTATGTCAAGGTTATTGATCTTGATAACGGTTTGGTTCCATTTAAGCTTCGCGGTTATCAAACAAAATTGGTACGACATTATACCGATAATAGATTTAGTATTGTTCTAGCTCCGAGACAATCAGGAAAGTCAATTTGCTCAGTGGCGTGGTTGCTACATTATATTATATTCAATGGTGAAAAACAAGTTGGAGTCCTTGCCAACAAAGGTGCTACCGCTCGTGAAATGCTAAGCAGGCTTACTCTTATGTTGGAAAATTTACCATTTTTCCTACAGCCTGGATGTAAGGTATTAAATAAAGGAAGTATAAGATTTAGTAATAACAGCGAGATTATTGCAGCTGCCACAAGTTCAAGCAGCATTCGTGGAAGAAGTATGAATGTTATTTTTCTTGACGAATTTGCGTTCGTGCAAAATGCTAATGAGTTTTATACTTCAACATATCCTGTTATTTCATCTGGTAAGGAAACTAAAGTTATTATTACAAGCACACCAAACGGTGTTGGTAATATGTTTTATAAGTTATGGGAAGGATCAATACAAAAAAGTAACGAGTTTAAAGGTTTTAGAATTCGTTGGCAAGATGTTCCAGGTCGAGACGAAGAATGGAAACGGCAAACCATTGCCAACAGCAGTGAATTGCAATTCTCTCAAGAATTTGAAGTTGCATTCATTGGCAGCAGTGCAACTCTTATATCATCCGAATCATTGCTTGGATTATCAGCAATTGAACCGTTAAAACGACAACATGGAATAAACTATTATTATGAACCTGAAGTCGGTCATGATTATATTATGACCGTTGATGTAAGTAAAGGTCGAGGACAAGATTACAGCACATTCAGCATAATTGATATTTCAAGCATGCCGTTTAAAGTTGTTTGTACATATCGCGATAACATGGTTTCTCCACTAATGTTTCCTGAGTATATTATGCGTGGAGCAAAACAATACAATGAAGCATTGGTTGTAATTGAAAATAATGATGCTGGTATGGTTGTTTGTAATGCCATTTATTATGATTACGAATATGATAATACTTTTGTTCAAAGCAGCACCAAAAGCAATGGTATTGGTGTTACCATGAGCAAGCGTGTTAAACGAATAGGTTGTAGTAACTTAAAAGATTTACTTGAAAGTGGTAAACTACAAATATGCGATGCGCATACAATTCAAGAATTAAGCAGTTTTGAACCAAAAGGTGACAGTTATTCAGCAAGCGGAAATACACATGATGATATGGTTATGAATTTGGTAATGTTTGCATGGTTTGTATCCACCGATGCTTTTGGAGGTATGAGTAATGTTGATCTTAAAGAATTGTTATATAGCGATAAAATTAAAGAAATGGAAGAAGACTTACCGCCGTTTGGAATAATAAATAATGATAACAACGGCACTTCAAATTTTGAAAGTTTTGAAAGGTATCAGGAAACAGTTGATAGTATGAAAGAATGGGGAAACCTGTGAAATAACGGTATTTATAAATATGTCTTAGATTGAATTAAATTCTTATTATGGACAACTTATTATAAAACACAATACTGAACTAAAAATATGCCATTCTTAATATCACCAGGCGTTCAAGTCAATGAAATCGACTTGACCAACGTCATTCCCGCACTTGCCTCCAGCACAGGTGGATATGCAGGTCACTTCACATGGGGTCCTATAGGACAACTTGTTACTGTAAGTTCCGAAAAGGACTTGATTACAAAATTCGGATCACCGGATGCAAGCACAGCAAAATCATTTTTGACTGCAGCAAGTTTCTTAAAATATGGAAACAATCTTAAAGTTTCCCGCGCCGTCGCAACGGATGCGATAAATTCAACTGGAGCTGTGGCAGGTCAAACTGTTTCCACTCTTGATAAAGGATTAATTCGTAATCTTGATGAATACCAATCAATCACAACTCCTCTTACAACAGCAGCGATTACCGCACGTTATCCAGGGGCAGCAGGTGACAGTATTCGTGTTATTATCACGCGTCCTACCCAAAACGCTTGGGATGCTACCGATTCTATTAGTAATATTATCCGACAAAATTTCTCAAACAAACCGGGTTCAACATCATTTGCTGACACTTATGCAACAAATATCGGCCAAAATGCTGGAACTATATTGGATGAAATTCACGTTCTTGTAATTGATAACACAGGCGCAATCTCAGGTACTCCTGGTTCCATTTTGGAAAGATATGAAGGACTATCACTTGCAAGCGATGCAAAAACCGAAACTGGTGCAACAAATTATTACAAAAGTGTAATTAATCGTTCTTCCAACTACATTTATATTACTTCATTAAGTGGGCTTGGCGTTACCGAATGGGACCAAGCAGATAAACCTATTGCTCAAGTATATGCTGCAGGTTCAGAAGTAACAGTTCCAGTGCTTAATTCACTTGGAGCTCAATCAGTTGTTAACTCACCATTTGCCTATAATGATAACTACGATATTACCACCGGTACTGCACAAGTAGAAACTCAGACAATCGTTGCAGCATCAGGAGCAACAACGGCGGGTAACTTAAATGTAACTGTTACAAGTGCGCTTGTTACAGGATCACCTCTTGTAATTCCAGTTGCGTTAACAACAGCAGATAATACAGCCGCAAAAGTCGCAACCAAGGTTCGTGCCGCGCTTAATGCAACTGCAGCCATTACTACTAATTATACAGTAGGTGGAATAGGTGCTGTATACAGCCTTACGGTTATTAAAAAGCCAACCAATTCGGGAATCACTGATGGAACATTTAATATTGCACATGCCAATGGTACAAGCGTTGGTATTACCGCTTCAACAAATTCAGTAAGAACCGAGGGACTTGTTATGGACCTGGTTCCTCGCCTTATTGAGGATATCATTGCTTCCGATGGTAATACTTACGATGTGTCTGTTACAGTTAAAAAAACAAGCGACGGCACAGCCATTGGTTCTGCTCCTGTAACAACCGAAACTCCGGTTACTGTTATTGTAAAAACTGTTAAAACTATTGGCACAGTTGTTCAAACACCTGCAATAGAAACTTTCCATATTGTTATTGATGAAAATGTAGGAATTGATATTGCTATTGCTGCATATAATCTTAATATTGGTGTTAACAAAACATCTAATATTATTATTGGGTATCCTAGGTTTCAAATGCAAACT